CCGCTTTGATATCCGCGAGCCAATCTTCTTTACTCTTGTAAAACCGATGTAATACACCCAAACCACCAAGTTTACCCAGTGCGATAGCCATGTTTGCACCTGTTACGGTATCCATTGGGGCGGACATGATCGTGGTGGCTAGTTCGGCATCCTTCGCGAGTTTGGCCGTTAACTTAATTGAAGAATCGTTCCGGCTATGAATATCACTGAATTGCGGAACCAACGCAACATCATTGTAGGACAAGAAACGATCGGGGGTGTAACTAACACCATGAGCATTCACGAAGTGCATTATTTACCACCAACCTTACGAATTTGCTTAGCAATTTCCTCGATCATAGTGTTTTTCTTATCCAAAGAAATTGTAGCATTGTTAAGTAGAAATAAACGGTTATCATACACTGTTATGTAATTACTAAGATATTCTCGATTAATACAGTTTTTCTGTCTGAAATTCGCAATAAACTTACTCGCCATTTCACTATCGTGTTGGTGTTCACCCTCATACGGATTACGTAGCAAAGAAATTACAAAAGTGTTACAAGAGTAAACATTGGGGCCGCAACGAGCGTTCCAAATAGAATCTAACTCATTTGGGAAACGACCATCTGTTATAATTGCCGTTTCGCAATCGCTATTTGTAATTGTGGACCACGTTGCTTGAATCCAACAATCATCGAACATTTTCCGAAAGATATCTGTACCCAGCACAATTAGTAATTCACGGATAGTCATGTATTGGTGTGACCACAGAACACCAATTGTTTTTTCTTCTTTATCCGATTTTGCATTTAATTGATAGTACAATTCGCGAGATTGCTCTTGCGGAAGTGGTAGACTACCCCATCGGATATGTGTTGGTTTATTTTTTGCATCGTTGTCACCGTATAAATCTTCGAGTGGAATCCCGAAAACCTTGTGAGCAATTTGTTTTAACTCATCAGCGAAAGCAAAACATTTCGCGTTCGGGAAGATATCTTGAAGCACCGCCCCGGATGTATCTTTACCTGATTGTTTAGCCCCGAATAATAGTATCACCCGCTTTAATTTCGTATTCTGCATATCTTTTGTAATTCCTCGTCGCACAACTCGCCCGGATCATCAGACAAAACTTCTGTCAGGTTGTTAACTTTAAAATACAAACTTAATTTTGCACTCGCGATATCCGCCGCCCTCTTACCTGCTTCGTCGGGGTCTAGCAACAAAGTTACTTGCCGGACGCCCGCCTTAATCATTTGACGGCATTGCTCGGTAGATACCGATGTTCCAAGTAACGCACCTACGTTCTTAATATTCGAATCATACATGCGTAAAAGATCGATTGGACCCTCTACTAAAAACAAATGACCATCAACAATAAAACCCTTTGTGTGATGCAATCCGTAGATTACACTTTTGCACTGACTATATTGCGGATAATGTAACCATTTTATTTCGTGATTTCCGGTAATATCTCGACCAGTGTACGCCACCAAAAGCCCGTCTACATCATACACCGGAAGGCACGCTCTGTTCCATAATGTTTTAACATCGTTTCCGTAAAATGCCTCGAATTTATCAAGTGTGCTTTGAGAAATTTTTCTCTCAACAAAGTATGTTACGTGGTGTGATACAGATTTATGACCCAAATCATCTATCTGGACACGTTCTATACTCCCGGCTCGCTGAACATAAATATCTAGTTGATCGACTTCGGGTAACTCCCCATCCGGGAAATATGTTTCGTAGAGATACGCTATCGCATCTTCGAAGGACAAATTCATTATTCCGCGAACCAGCCCGATAAAATCCCCGCCAAATTTAACATGACACTGATTTGTGAAACAGAACCATCTATGAATTTCGGGATTGTAGAAAAATGCGGTAGGATTATTTCCGCCGTGGATGGGACACCGGCAACGTATTGACCCGTCGCGTTTTTGACGTAAACCTATATCCGATAGAATCTTATCAGATATTTGGTTACACGCTTCATTTAATGCTATGGTATCAATATTGTACATATTACAGGTCTATATTTTTATTGTCTTTCAGAGTCATATTTCCGCGTTGAGCTTGAACGTTGGTCTTTCCTTCCTCCATAAAACTCTTGGCAAGATCACTCTTAATATTGATGTAAACACTATCATCGGTTCCAGAGCCGTATCGGGCGGCAATCACCTGTAATTTGCGATCACCATTGGTCATAGCGTCCGATACCAAATCCTCTTGACTCTTGATCTTAAGAATAGAAAGACTTGAACAAAGATGGATAATGCGGTCTGATCCGGATACCACGCCCTGATCGGTACGAGAGATACCGTCGCGATTCAACTGCACAGCGGTAAGGCAAGGAATATTGAATGAAATAGCTACGTTCTGTAAATCATTCATTACTTGTCCGAGATATTGATACTCTTGAATATCACCAACATGGTCCATACTAGTTGTTTTCAGGTAGTCAAGAATCACTAGGCAGTCTTTTGTGGTGCCATCCGGGTTGCGACCAACTTTCTGAATAATCCATCGACGAACAATAGACAACCATTCCTCATGCTGCCGACCATTGATATTCTGGTAGTAGAATGGATAGTCAACCAGTTGTTTTGCTGTTTCAGCAAGATGTTTGGCGACTACGGGTGTTTTGAGGAATTTACGACTTTCGATATCGTTGATATCGATCAATGCCGCCCTAGCCATTAGACGAGTACGTAGATATTCCTCTGTCATTTCTGTATCAAGGTATAATACAGGGATTCCGCGAGATGCACAGTTGTATGCTACATTTAATAGAAAGTTAGATTTACCGGCTTTGGCACGCCCACCAACTACGGTTGTTCCGCCACGTCGTAATCCGCCACCAATGTAGTGATCCCAAACCGGAAATCCACTACTAATTGCAACGGGGCGATCAGGTTCACTTACTAGAAACTCTAGATACTTATCCATATCCGCCGCAATGTTAGTAATACTAAAGGTTTGCCCCAAGGTACTACTAGTAAATTGTGCGATGGGTTCCTCGGCAATGGAGATGATTTCCGTAAGTTTTTCGTCACCAGAAATAATATCGAGCCGATCTAACGCATCCTCCATCCGCGAACGTAGTTCTCTTGTTAGAGATAACCGTTTGATCCGCGTAGCAAATGTTCTAACGTTTTCCGAGATTACATGCTCATCAAGAAGAACATTAAGGTATTCTAGGAGTCCGAATTCGGTAGCGGCATTACTATCAATTCCGTTGATCGTGGAAACCACTTCCATCGGACCAATTTTCTTGATTCCCTCGCGAAGTAGTTTTTCAATTGCCTCAAATATGAGTCGATTCTTATCAAGCGAGAAATCCTTAGATGCAACCGTGTCGCAAATACCGGTATAAGTCTCGTCCGGATTTCTCAGTAATCCGGTAATAACAATGCGTTCGGCGGCTGGATCGTGTAACTTTACTTGCGGACGATTGTTGAACCGGCTTTTCGTTCCGGATTTCGACATGAGGGACATTCTCCTTCGGCAAACCCAAATAACGCATTAGGATTATAGACATGTCCTTTGGGACAGGTAGCTGTAGTTTCTAACTTCTCTCCGCGATCTATCTTTTCTTTGTTTAGCCGAACTTTCTTGGTTTTACCCGTACTGAACGGCGTAATCATTCTACCTTCACGCTTTGCTTTCAGTAATTCTTCTCGTGTTACTTTACCGGCGGCGAGTTTGTTGTATGCTTGGGTAGCCGAAGCAAGATCACGCCGGGGGTCCAACTTGAATTCGGTTTGGATTTCCTCGTCGTAATCTTCCTCGTCGTCTACCCTCTCAACTTTTGGGTTTTTGGTACTCCGGGTTGTTTTCTTGGGCTTGCGACCGCGTTTGCCGTTAGTCTTACGTGCTACTGGTTCCGGCTCTACCGGGATTTCATCCTCATGAGCGGCGGTGCTGACTAACTCACGAATCTGATTTAGTATATCAAGAGCGTCCGTTATATCGGTTTCGTCACTAACGTCAATAGCACTACCGGTTAAATAACTATATGCCTCAGCCACTTTGTGCCAGTTTTTTGTTTTGATAGCGTCCGCCAACATATTACCTATATTCACATTGATACTCCTACCACCTGTTTCCGTGAAAATCTCAGATTTCTTAAAGACTCACACAAATTAGAGATTTGTTTATCGTACATCGAAATGATCGCTAGTTGAGATTCTAATTCTAACAAATGCTTATCGTAATTTTGTGCTGTGTCGTTGTTAGCGATAATATATAGCCGCTTTTCCGTAAAGAAGGAGTAGGGTGTTTCGCCTAGATTCTTACCAACTACATTATCAAGGTTGGACTTATAGAATACAATTTTGCTACGTAGTTTATTAGATTCCTGTTGCAAGAACCACGAATACATGTTTAATGTAATGATGTATTCATCGATCATATCCGGAGTAAGTGATTGCACTATATCACGATCCTCTAAATCACTTATAACCTGTGCAATATTATCGGTGGGTTTAATAGTGGGTAAATGCAAATTAGCATTGAATAATTGGATATTCTCCGCGAATTCGCTGCCTGAATATCTGTTATTCATTGGTAAGTCCGAGAACCTTTCTCATTTCTTCTTCCGACCTGATTTCGTATAATTTAATGTCGTTGGCCAAGCACCACTGTGCTTTGTCATTGTCCCGAACGCGACTCTTATTAAATCCTTTGATGTTACCGTGGAAATGTGCTGTAAATTTATCATGTTGTTTACCGTGTATCTCAAAAGCAACCCTTAGTTCCGGCATGAAGAAATCTACATAGAGCCGACTTCCCGGCACCGGAAATTCCTCTAGGATCACCGAATAAGGATACGCCCGCCGCAAAAGTTGTCCGCACTGAAACTGAATAGAAGATTTAGACGCACCCTCGCTCCGCATCGGATAAGAATTCGCGGCAATATTTACATTATGAGTTTTTCCGTCTACCCCGATAAATTTCATTATGTCCCCAGCACGAATTGCTTGATCGAATTGTAAAGCCAATCATACGCTTCGCGGTTATTCCGCAAGAATTCAATCATTCGAGCTTCACCCTGAGTCTTTTCTGATTTGCTTTCGTCACCAACTTTGTATTCAAGTTCGTACCACGCCCCGGATTTGCTAATAAAACCGTATTCTACACCAAGCATAAATGTATCACGTTCTTCATCAATACCCTGTCCGTAAGTGATACAAACATTAAATTCGGACAACGGGGCACCCAACGCACTCTTAAGTGTCCGGTAAGTTGTGACTTGCCCGATAACCTTCCCGCCCTGAGACTCCTCAATAAACTCATTTTTACGATGTTCGAAGTGATTGGACGCCATAAATTTAATGGCGTTACCACCAACCTCCCTCTTGCCGGGACCGTATTTAGATGGGGAGTCCTGAATGTGTGTTAGGGTAATGAGATTGTTACTCTTTGAGGAAATAACAGGGCTGATCTTCCGGAGCCATGTATATGTTAGCTTAGGAATTTCGGTCAACATACTACTCTGCCCAAGATCGTTGGCGTGCTGATTACTAGACTCCAACATTGCCAACGAATCGAAAACAACCAAACAATTCGATTTGTTAATCAGTAGACTGTTACTGATATTAAAGTAATCTTCGGCAGACATTACCTTTTGATCGGTTGACCGAATGATTTGCAATTGCGGAATACCGGTGGCTTCCGATTGTTCTTTGGTATATACCAGTCCCTTGATACTTTTGAGTAGTTCGGGACGTAAGCGACCCTCAATATCAATGTAGTAGCACTCTTTTTTGAGTGCTTGTTGCATCTTTGCAATAATGAATAGGGTTAGTGTTGTTTTGCCGCAACGGGTAGGTGCGGCAATGTGGGTAATAGTCCCTTCAACGATACCACCATTTAGGGCAATATCCAACCCAAGCATGATCGGGACAACACGACCAACCGGAACCTGATCAGCCGGTAAAATAACATTACCAAATTTTGACAACAAACTCTCATTAAGAATTCCGCCGGGTGCCGTCTCTGTTTCAGAAACAACTTGTTTCTTTTTCGCCATATTTTTCCTTACAGGTCGCTTGGTTGCGAATTCTTTGCGAAACTCGCGGTTGGACCGGATTTGGCTGGTTGTATAGTTACATCCAACTTAGCCGCCTTTTCACATTCTTTGTAATGCTTGAGAGTATTCTGATAGAGTTTGTAAAAGAAATCTTTACGCGGTTCTATCTTGAGAAACTTAATTGTCCAAATACGCTGTTCTTTAATTGTCTGTGCAATTGGCCGGGCCGGAAAGACTTTTAATAGGTTGGTCACTTCTGATAAGTCTAACGAATATTTTTCCGCCCACCATTCAAAGTTATCACATTGCTCTTTATATTTCTTACGCCAGAACGCTGTTCGCGGAACATCTTGCTTGCATATTGCAAAGTAATTGGACATAATCATCTCGGTGAGATAATTTGCCTTGTTTACTTTAAGGTCCGCATCAAAAATCGAGTTATATGTTTCTTCAACCTTGTCCGTAACGTTTCCTTCGTGCATTATCCGCCCTCATACTCTCACCTTCCGTCCGAAGTTTAAATCCTTTGGTAAGTTCGCTTTTACGGGTGGCGTCAAGCGTGCTTTCATCAAGTGGGGTTTGACGTGCCGGGCTTACACATTTCTTCAATGATTGGCGAATATTTGCATAAGCGTTTTTAGAGGGTGATTTTTCTTCGGTTGCCGGTTCCGTGGATGCCATTTCCTCAACCATCTCATCCATTACCTTCATAATTTTCTTACGCTGCGGGGCGGTTAACGTTTTGGGGAGTGCCGATACAATCTTATCCGCTTCATCTTGT